AGCGACAATTTACACACAGGCGTTATTTAAATCGGGACAAAATGGACAACAGAACCATCAACGACAATTATGCGGAGATAGCAAGAAAACTGATAGAAGAAGAGCCTTCGTTGGAGTATATCCGTGATAGTCAGGCGACTATAGTGTATCTGTCAAGCGAACACGAGAAGAAGGAAGGCGGCAAACTGGTATACGGTCAATGTGAAAAAGTTTCCGCCAAGTATAAATGGGCAATTCCTTGTGATTTCACAATTACTGTGTTTGAGCCGAATGTGGAGAGATTTACCGATGAGCAGATAAAGATACTTCTTCATCATGAACTTTTGCACGTTGGAATCCGAATGGACGGAAACGAAGAAGAATATTACGTTGTGCCGCACGATGTTGAAGACTTTAAGGAGATATTAGAGAGATATGGCATTGGGTGGTCGAACGAGACTTGAAAAGCTGAAGAGTCTTGAAGCTGATTTGGAGAATCTTATGAGCAAGGCTAACAGCAGAACCTATGCTTCTCTCGCAAAACAGTATCGGGAGACAATCAAAGAGATCGAAGAGATTGAGGGGTCAGACAGTAAAGATGACGAGATCGAAGAACTCCTACAGCGAAGGGAATCTAATGGGGCGGCAGGAGCCGTCCGTCCGAATCGCTCCTAAATACAAAAAGACTGATGGTGGCGATGCTTCCAGGATGCTTGGGATTGGCGGATTGATTCTTGATCCGTGGCAATCGCTCGTCCTTGAAGATTGGATGGCACTCACGAAAGGAAATTTGTGGGTTTGTAAGACTTGCGGCGGATCGGTTCCGAGACAGAACGGGAAGACCGGTCTTGTTCAGGGAAGAATGGAAGCAGGAATGCTGATGTATAACGAACAGGTTATATACACGGCGCACCTGCAGAAAACTGCAACGGAGACGTTCGAAGAGATGGCAAACTTCTTTGATTCTCCGAAATTGCGGAAATATGTCAAGGATATCAAAACCGCACTCGGAAGAGAGCAGATCATTCTCAATTCCGGGGCAAGAGTGAAGTTCCTTGCAAGGACCAGAAATGGCGGACGTGGACAGCACGGAGATTTGTTAGTGTTTGACGAAGCCCAAGAGCTTGACGATTCAGCACAGGCTTCTTTTATTCCGGCAATATCAGCAAGTCTGAATCCACAGACAATTTACATCGGAACACCGCCTGATCCGACAGCTGAAGGAACTGTTTTTCGAAATATTAGAGATAAAGCTATTGCGAAGGAGACCTCGCAGACGGCTTGGTTTGAGTTCTCCGTCAAAGAGATCGGAGACGTTAACGACAAGAAACGATGGGCTGACACAAACCCGGCACTCGGGCGAAGAATATTAGTTAGCACAATCGAGGGCGAATGCGAGCAGCTCGCCCCGGATATGTTTGCCCGTGAGCGTTTAGGCTGGTGGACTCCGATTGTTGAACACAAAGAAGATTATGCAATTGATTCGAAAGTGTGGGATGAATGCAGCTCGGAAGATCCGAAGCCAGAAGGCAAAACGGCTTACGGAGTAAAGTTTTCAGCTGACGGAGCTTATGTTTGCTTGTGCGGAGCGGTGGTTCCGAAAGAAGGCAAGGCGAGAATATCGCTGATCGATGCTAAACCGACAGGACACGGCACGACATGGCTCGCTGATTGGCTTAACGAACGAAGCACGAAGGCTTGTTGCGTTGTTATTGATGGACGGAATGGTGTCGATGTGCTTGTGGATAAAATCGCAGATAAATGGCGAGTAAAAGGTTCCGTCATAAGACCCTCGGCAAAGGATGTTATATCTGCAGTCGGAGTCTTGACGGATTCTTTGAACGAAAAAACGATTACCTGGTACGCAGGACAAGAAGCGTTGAGGGAATCGGCAATTACTGCCACAAAACGACCGATTGGTGGCGGTTGGGGCTTCGGGGGCGAAAATTCAACAGCGATCGAAGCGTGTTCCCTTGCTTTATGGGGATGCAAGACTTCCAAACGAGATCCGAGCAGAAAAATGCTCATCGGATGAGGTGAAAAATGCTTGATATTTCAATATCTCAAATCAAAGACTTTCCTGCAGAGGAAATGGCAAAGTTTCAGTCATTAGTGGCAACTTTTAACTCACACTCTGCCAAAAATGCTGAAAAAAACAAATATTACGAAGGCAATATCTCCCTTGATTCTGTAAATTTGGGAATTGCACTTCCTAACGGGCTCCAAGGGTTAAAAATTGGATGCGCCTGGGGTGCAAAGACGGTTGACGTTCTTGCCGGAAGGTCTATGTTTGACGGATTTGTCGGAGTAAACGGTGAAGACGTTGAAGCTCTTGATAAGATAGCAGAGAAGAACAACCTCATTGACGAATATATTAAGGCTTGTAGAGACGAGCTGAAATTCGGATGTGTGTTTGCTACTCTCGCCGATTCCGATGAAGGCGTGAAGATTCGTTTTCATTCACCGATGACCGCCGCAGCTAATTGGGACGGAGTAAAAGGTCGAATCGCTTACGGATTTGCTGTTATTAACACAGCTCCGAACAACGACAAGACCAAGTGGGAAGCCACAAAGATAAATTACTACACAGACGACGCAATATGGGTTCTTCAGCGTTTTGGACGTGATACATGGAAGGCTGAACGTTATGCCAACAAAATGGGAAGACCGCTCATGGAAGCGTTGATCTGGAACGCAACCAGCAATAAGCCGTTCGGAAGGTCCAGGATCAAGGAACCGGTCAGGAGATTGATTGACGGATATATCAGGACAGTCGCAAATGCTTCGATCGGGCTCGAGTTTGCAACCTCACCGCAGAAATATCTGCTCGGAATAACTGACGAACAGTTTGATGCGGTTGTAAATAATAAGTTCCGTCAGTATGTCGGATCTATTTTGGCATCAACCACGAATCCCGAAACCGGCGAGAAGCCCTCATTCGGACAACTTCAGCAGGGAACCATCACACCTCATGTTGAAATGCTTCGACTTCTTGCAACGCAGTTCTCGGCGGCTACGGGCTTGACTGTAAGCGACACCGGAGTTGTGAACGATGCAAACCCGACAAGCTCCGATGCGATCCTCGCCCAGAGTCAGACTCTTGTTGCTACTGCTCAACAGCTGAACATCGGAAATGGAGTCGCACTCCGTACAATCGCTCTCATGGCTCTGGCTATTGAGAACAATACGGATCTCGATGGACTTACAGACGACCAGAAAGCAATTGTTGCACACTTCAAAAACCCTGCAATGCCTTCTGTGGCTGCCACAGCTGACGCTGCAATAAAAATTGCAAGTTCAAGACAGGGATTTGCCTCGACGGACGTTTTCCTCGAAATGCTCGGCTTTGACAAGGCTGACATCAGGAGAATCAAAGCCCAGGAGCAGAGATCGAGAGGGCAGCAGGTATTGAATGAGGTCATAAATGACACTAACGCTTGACGAGTGGACAAAATACAGAGACTTGCTCGCAAAACTCAATAAAAAGGCTGCTGATGAGTTCAGGGATGCTGTTTGGTCCGTGAATGGACGTTGGAACGGAGTCGGGATCGGAAATATTCCGAGAGACGAGCTGATTGAGTTTGCATATGCACTTGTTTCAAAATATGGAGAGGCTTCGGCGGCATTATCTGCGGAAATGTACGACGCAATCGCCGCTTTAAGTGAAGCAAATGTTCCTGAAGCGATAGTTGCTGAAACGGCATCGATCGAAGAAGTCGGCAAGACATTGAACGGAGCATTGAACTACTCCCAGAACGAAGAATATGTCTCGGCGGTTGTCGGAAGGCTCGTCAAACAGGCAGGACAAGACACAACGCTTCAAAACGCTTTAAGGGATGGAGCTCAATTTGCTTGGATTCCTGCCGGAGAAACTTGTGCTTTTTGTTTGACTTTGGCTTCAAGGGGTTGGCAATATGCCTCGAAGAAATCCATCAAGAACGGACACGCTGAACACATTCATTCAAATTGCGATTGTGCATATGCGATCCGATTCAATGAACGTGATGATGTCGAAGGCTATGATCCAGACCGTTATTTGAAAATGTACGACAATGCTGACGGAAGGACTCCGCAGCAAAGGATCAATGCGATGCGGAGAGATGCCTACGCAGCAGACAAGAACAAAGAAGGCACGGACAATTCCGAGCTCATAAATGTAAATTAGCACCCGTCAAAAGGTGCTTTTTTAATAGGCAACTCGTGCCAAAAACGAGGAATTTATCTGTAAAAGGAGACCAAATTATGAGCGAATCAAACGCTACTGTACCCACACAGGAAACTAATGCGGAAACGCAGGCACGCACATTCACCCAGGAAGAAGTCAACGCAATAGTTGGCAAGAGACTCGCCGAAGAAAAAGGCAAGTTTGCAGATTATGAAGACTTAAAAGCGAAGGCTTCGAAGTTCGACGAGATGGAAGAAGCCAACAAGTCGGAACTTCAAAAGGCGACTGAACGTGCAAGTGCTCTCGAAGCTGAACTGAACGGACTTAAAAAAGCCGAAGAGGTGAGAGTGATGAGAGAAGCTATTGCAAAAGAAACCGGTATTCCTTCGAACCTCTTGACAGGATCAACGGAAGAGGAATGCAGAGCCCAAGCGGAAGCAATCAAGGCGTTTGCAACTCCGAACGGATATCCCAAAGTTCAGGACGGCGGAGAGATACCCAAACTAACAAGTGGCAATGCAAAGGCAGATTTTGCCGAGTATATGTCATCAATTTTCTAAATAAGGAGAAATAATTATGGCTACTGGCGTACCTACTAACAGAACAAATATCGACCTTCCTGCAAGCGTATCCAACGAGATTCTTTCCAAGGTGCAGGAATCATCCAAGGTTATGAGCCTTGCAAGACAGATGCCGCTTCCCGGAAACGGAGCTGCAATCAACGTTCTTCTTTCCGATCCTCAGGCAGCATGGGCAGGAGAGACCGCTTCAAAGGCAGTTTCAAATCCTTCCGTAGCAACCAAGATTCTTCGTGGCTACACCCTCGCTGTTATCGTTCCTTTCTCAAATCAGTTCAGGAGAGACGCTTCTGCTCTCTACAACGCAATCGTTGAGAAGCTCCCTGATGCACTCGGAAGAAAGTTTGACGAGACCGTATTCTTCGGTTCCGCTCCTGGATCCGATTTCGATACCCTCGCAAGCGTGACTGCACAGAGCCTTGCTTCCGACGTATACCAGGGACTCGTTGCAGCTGATACCGACATCGCACTTCATGGCGGAATCACCAACGGATATGTCTTCTCTGCACAGGGCAAGGGACTCCTTCTTGGTGCAACTGATACCACCAAGAGACCTATCTTCAACAACGTGACAGAAAATGGCGTTCCCGTTGTTCTTGGTGCAAGAACCGAGATCACCAAGGCTGCTTTCAAGAGCGGATCGCCTTCCAAGGTTGGTTTCGCAGGCGATTGGAACCAGGCTGTATGGGGCATGGTTGATGGCGTTAAGATCAGCTTCAGCGAGGATGCAACCCTCAAACTTGCTGACGAGAGCGAGATCAATCTCTTCCAGCAGAACATGTTCGCAGTAAGAGCAGAAATCGAGGTTGGTTTCCGTGCCCTCACCGATGTATTCAACGCTCTTACCGCAACCGGAGTTCCTTCTATCTGATGATAGCGTTTTTTAATCACTTCACGGGGACAACATTTTGGGTAGCGGATGACCGAGTAGACGAATATAAGGCGGCAGGATTTGCTCCTGTCGCCGACTTGGAAAAACCCAAGAAGGTCGAAGTGAAGAAGGTCGAAGAAGTTCCCGAAGCTCCCAAAGTCGAGGAACCCAAGAAGACCGTTCGAAGAATGACAAAGAAAAAGTGAGGATGTTATGGCATACGCAACTGTTGAAGACGTTCAAGCAAGAATGAGCGTTGAAATGACCGAAACACAGGAAAATATTTGCTCAAATCTCTTGGATGATGCGGCGATTATTATTGATATGTTCAATATCAACGCCTCGACAGAAAACAAGAAGCTCGTTTCCATTCGTATGGTCCAGAGAGCATTGAATGTCGATTCCGACATCCCTCTCGGAGCTACGCAGGGCAGTATGTCAGCAATGGGATATTCTCAATCCTGGACGATGGGAGCCAATAGTTCTGTCGGAGAATTATACCTGAACAAACTCGAAAAGCAGATGCTTGGAAGAGGAAATCAGGTTGGCTGCACTTCGGTTTTGGAGTATATGACGGGGGCTTCCGTATGAAAGGAATTACAGTCGTTCTTGAAATACGAACACAGACAGGTACAGATGGTTTCGGACGTCCTGTCTATTCTACAACCACAAAAGAGGTCGATGATGTTCTTGTCGGAGAGCCGACAACTGACGACATTACGAACAATCTCTCGATGTACGGAAAAAAGGTGGCATACACCTTGGCAATTCCGAAAGGTGATTCAAACGATTGGGAGAACACAATTGTTGAACTTCCTGCGCCCTTTGCCGGCAGATATCACACGATAGGATCTGCGACAGCCGGAATCGAAGAGAATATACCTCTACGCTGGAATAAGAAGGTGCATCTTGAAAGAGTCGAAGGTTAAGATCGTTTTAAATCGAATGGGCATTCGTGAGATTTTGAAATCACAAATGATGATGGATGCTGTAATGAGCGAAGCCGAGAAACTTGGCGAAGTAGAAAATGGTTATGTAGGTTTGTATCGTTGCAATGTAAGCATAAAGGAGAAAGAGAATGTTGATTGAACAAAGGGTCAAGGAATTTCTTGACGTGGAGTTTGCAGAAGAGCAGATCGGAGTATATCTGGAAGTCCCTGAAAACACTCCCGGCACATTCATCGTTCTTCAGCTTATCGAACGAGGCAAGGAAAATTACATAAACACAGCGACACTCGAGTTTCGTTCATACGCCCCGAGCAAGTTCGAAGCTGCAACCCTTGACGAAAAGGTCAGGGAAGCGATGGAAAAACTCAACGAAACCACGGATATTTCCGCACGATTGGGCGGTGGAAACGACAATCCCGACACAGTTTTAAAGAGGTACCGTTATCGTTGCTACTATAACTTGTATTTTTAAAAAGAAGGAGACTTTATTATGCCTAACGCAACTAATGTGTCAGTAGGTAAGCCTAAAGTCAGCGGAGCAGTACATTGGGCTCCGATCGGAACCAGCCTTCCCACATCTGCAGTCGCCGCACTTGATGCGTCTTTTGTAGAGCTTGGCTATGTGTCCGAAGATGGACTGACCAACAACAATTCTCCCGAGAGTGATACCGTCAAGGCTTGGGGCGGAGACACCGTTCTCACTCTCCAGACAGACAGACCCGATACCTTCGCTCTCACTCTTCTTGAGGCTATGAACGAGGATGTGCTTAAAACCATCTACGGTTCCGCAAATGTTATCAAGGACGGAAGCGGAAATATCACCGTAAAGGCTACTGCTGGCGAAATGCCTTCAGGCGCATGGGTGTTCGATATGATCCTCAAGGGTGGACGTGCAAAGAGAATCGTTGTTCCTAACGGAACCATCTCTGAACTCGGCGAGATCACCTACAAGGACGACGAGGCTGTCGGATATAACATCACCATTACCGATGTTCCCGACACCAACGGTGTATATCACTACGAATACATCACCGCTGACGTGCCTTCAGTTTAAGTTCTAAAAAGGGAGAAAACTTATGCAAGGAAAAACAAAGACAGGCTTTGAATTTGAAGTTGACGACAGGATTTTAACAGATTGGCGTTTCACGATGGCTCTCACAAAATGCCAGAACGGAAAGGGAATCGACCAGCTCGCAGGAGCGCAAGATATGGTTTCCTTGATGCTTGGTGAAGACGGGCTTGACCGTATGATGAAGCACATCGCAGGACTCAACGATGGATATGTTCCGGCTGAAGCTGTTATGGCGGAAATTCAGGACATATTTGAAAGTAAAATCCCAAAAAACTGATATACCTCGCACATTGTATTGCGATGTGTGAGGATGAGCTGATTTGCGATCTTGCAGAGGTTTACCACGTTCTCAATTACAGAGAGTTGCTTCCTTCTTTGGTGGCGACTCTCTGTTTTGGGTTGAAAGAAGATTCAAGGGTAAGAATGCGCCTCACAAACAGCAAGATCACTTTAACTCAAACATTAATCGCCCGAATGGTTGATGAATTAGCCTTTCAGTCATGGGCGAAGACCAAAGATGGACAAAAGAATCGAAACCGTCCTGAATCGGTGCTTAAAGCTCTTACGGAAGAGAAGAATACCGAAGACGAGTTGGTTTCGTTTAGAACGGTGGATGATTTCAAAAACGCTTGGCAGGAGATAGTCAATGGCGAACACGATCGGTGAAGCATATCTACAAATTAGACCTTCCATGGAAGGCGTTAAGGGCGAACTTGAAAGTGCAATGAGTGATGCTGGTGCTTCCGGCTCTGCATCCTATGGTTCCGCCTTCAATAAAGGCATAAAAGCTATGGCAGGGGCTTCGGCTGTGCTTGTAGGTTCGTCTATTGCCGGAACTGCTGCAATAACCAAATCGGCTGTCGATGCTTATGCAGATTACGAGCAGTTATCGGGTGGCGTAGAAACCCTTTTTGGTGATAGTTTTCAAACTGTCATGCAAAACGCAGACAAGGCGTTTGGTACTGCTGGAATGAACGCCAACGACTACATGGAGACCGCAATTCAAAGCGGTGCGGCAATGATCAGTTCACTTGACGGAGATACCGCCAGAGCTTCGGAACTGATGGATATGTCCATTACTGACATGGCAGACAACGTCAATAAAATGGGTACATCCATGGAAGCCGTCCAGAACGCTTACAGAGGCTTCAGCCGTGGCAACTTCACCATGCTCGACAATTTGGCTCTTGGATTTGCAGGAACCAAAGAAGGAATGCAAGAGCTTATTGATAAAGCGTCCGAAATTTCGGGTGTTGAGTACGATATCGGGAATTATTCCGACATTGTAGAAGCAATTCACGTTGTTCAAACGGAGATGGGAATAACAGGCACCACGGCAGAAGAAGCAAGCGGTACTATTTCCGGATCTATGGCATCAGCAAAAGCCGCTTTTGATAACCTGATCGCTGGATTGGCTAATCCCGATGCGGACATGGGAGCTTTAATCCAAAACCTTGTTGATACTGGTTTGGCGGCATTGAACAACCTCATGCCGACGATTGTTAACGCTTTGACCGGAATTGCACAGGCACTTCCGCAGATAGTTGATGCTTTTGTGCAACTGCTTCCGACAGTATTACCGGTTATTATTCCACCTCTTATTGAAGCGGCGATAACTTTGATTCAGGCATTAGTGGACGCTCTTCCGATGATCATGGAAGTGCTCATTGCAGTATTGCCCGACCTGATCCAGACGATCGTTGATACCGTGATTACTTTGCTTCCGTTGATCATAGATCTTGGACTTCAGCTGATCCTTGCACTTGCTGACGGACTGATCGCTGCCCTGCCGGATCTCATCCCTGCAATCGTGGATGTAATTCTCACAATTGTGGATAAGTTGACAGAGCCTGACACAATCCTTCAGCTTGTCAATGCGACTCTTCAGCTCATGGGTGCCATTGTGATCGGTATTGTCAAGGCGATCCCCACCATCATAACGAAAGTTCCCGAGATAATCATGAACATTATCACGACTTTGACGGGACTTTCTCCTGATATGGTGAAAGCAGGTTTGGACGCTTTGTTATCGTTCTTGAGCGGAATCATTGACAATGTGAAAAAAGCAATTGATGCCGGAAGAGACCTGTTCAATAGTGTCAAAGACGGAATCATGGAGAAAATTGAAGGTGCGAAGAATTGGGGCAAGGACCTCATCGACAACTTCGTTCAGGGTATAAAAGACAAGTTCCAGAAGGTTAAAGATACCCTCAAGAGTCTTGGTGATCTTATCAAGGGTATGATCGGTTTCTCAGAACCCGAAGACCCTGCATCTCCCCTTCATAACTTCCACACTTTCGCCCCTGACATGATGAAGTTGTTCTCTCAGGGAATCGAAGACAACCTCGGGCTCATCACTTCCGCAATGAATGATGTGTCCGGTACTGTGGCAACGGATTTCTCGTCCGCTCGTATTGCACCGAATTATTCAGGAATTGCAACTCCTGGAGATAACGCTTACGGAATGGGCGGTATGGCATTAGCTGGAGACGGAAATATCACAATTCCTGTTTATATCGGGCAGGAGAAAATCGACACAATAATAATCAACGCACAGCAAAGACATGCTTTGGTGAGTGGGGGTAGATGATGGGATCTGTGAAATTAAAATTTGGATCTGACGAATTTCCGCTATATAAAGGCAGTTATTCCCTTTCCATGCAAAACAAAGAAACCGTGAACGAAACTGAAGCAGGCACTCTCATCCGAGACATAAAAAGGGCAGGAGTGCCACATCTTTCCGTCAGTTCTCCGGTGGATAATACCTGGTATCAAAAATTATCGACATATGCGGACGATACAAGCATCACCTTTTCGTATTACGATCCCGTGTCGCTGACCGAGCAGACCTTTTCGGGATTCATGCAGAATCTCAAATTTGACCTTGTAGCAGACCTTGCGAATACACATTGGAATGCTTCGTTTGAAATCACGGCATATTAAAAGGGGTCAACATGTATTCAGTATCAGCAGCATTTCTCGCAGCTATAAAATCAAATACAAGGAAAATAGAATGGGGCGGTACTATCACAAAAACTGATGGTACTGCCTTATATTTTAACCAAAGTAATATAATCAACGGCGGTTCGATCACGAGATCCATTTCTTCACAGAGCTTGAACATTGGAACCGCTTACGCTTCTACACTCTCTCTCGAACTTATACTTCCAACTGTATCAAGATATGAACTTTACGGAGCTTCGATCTCCGTGGCTTGCCGAATTGACGGAGCGGCAGACATTGTTCCGATGGGAATATTTACCGTTTCGGAAGCAGTTCAAACGGCAGATCGCATCACGCTGAAGGGATACGACAACATGGTCAAATTCGACAGCGTGGCTTTTTCGGCGTTGTCAAATAACAAATACCAACTTCCTTCGAAATGGCTTTCCGATATGTGTGCAGCTTGTGGCGTTCCTCTTGGGTCAACCCCGGCTGATATTAATTCTTTGCCAAACGGCGACAGAATGACAGGATTTGCGGATGTAGTAAGCGATGCAAAGACCTGGAGAGACGTTCTGGGATATCTCGGAGCATATCTTGGGGCATATGCGTACATTGGCAGGGACGGAAAGTTGTATTTGGGCTCTTACAGTTCCAATTCAGCCGACACGGTACCTTCTTCGTTTAGGTATACATCAGGACTATCAGATTTTAGAACGTGTTATGACGGCTTATATGCGACCTACAAAGAGGAAGGCTTGCAGGAGTATGTATCGAATACAAACTCGGGCGGAATTGTTCTGGACCTGGGAGTCAATCCCTTCCTTCAGATCACAAATTCAAGCAACAGGCAAGATGCTCTACAGGAGATCATCGATGCGTTTGACGGAATTTATTACGTTCCGTATGCCGCTGAAATGCCAATGGTCCCGATTTATGATCCAGGCGATGTCCTGACCTTCACAGACAATCAGGCTGCAGCATATGATTACGGAGCCATAACCGAGATCACATACAATATCGGCGGCTCGATGTCCGTTAAGTGTACCGGAGACAATCCTTTGCTTGCGGATGCACAGGACAGATTCACGAAGACCATAGCCGGACTTTCGAGCGAGTATAACAACGGACAGGAAACGGGAGCGAAGAACTTTTGGCTATTACATACGCAGAACACGTCTTCTTTAACCGTTGGAAGTACGAAAACGCTTGTTGCCCAGATAGATTGGAAGCAGACAGTTGACGTTCAGCGAATGGGTTTTATGTATACTTGCGAAGCCGATTTGTCTGCTACTGCCACGATCACGATATTAATAACCGTGGACGATGATAATTCTTACGAATTTGACGTGGTAGAAGAAAAGTCGATGAAAGGTAAAAGGATTCTCACGGCTGATTGCGGTTTCCGTGTAGTCGATAAAGGAACGCATAGTGCAAAAGTATATATGACAGTAGTTGATACACCTACGAAGTGGAGTGATTTGGTATGAGTGCAACCATTAGTGCTAATAATTCAAAGTTCGTTATATTCGGAGCAGGACACGATTACACGCTTGCGGATTCGGGAGAGGGTGAAAAGATTTTCTTCTCTCATCCGTTCGTTCCACTTAATGCGGTTAGCTATGCCGGACAATATTATTTTCTTGCCCCTGTTTATGACCCTGACGATGAAACCGCAGAACCCGTGATGACGGACGTTGTAAAGGATGATATCGCACATTGTACTTTTACTCCGGCATTGAATACAGCGTTTTCAAGCGTTGGAGAAACCGAAATCAAGGTCAAATATCGCAGAGAGTACATATACGATGAAAGCACCATACTTGTCGAAAAAGAGTTGACCCAGAAGATAACAATTGTCGATCACGGAACGGTATCTCTTGCGACTAATACCGTGGATATGTATACGGACGGATATGCGTACATCCATCCAGACGGAAATAATATCAGTCAGTTGTCTTGTCCGCTGTTTTTAAGCAATTCGACAAAGGTTTCTTCTATCCCTTGGAGACAGACATATTTTTCGGGAATGTTTATGGGAACGAAGATAACCGACATCACCGAACTCGAATATGCAGACGTGTCGAACGCTACGAACTTGAGCAGTTGCTTCAAGGCTTGCCGATATCTTGAATCACTTGATGGTCTGCAAGGTTGGAACGTATCAAATGTCGTGGATTTCAGCCAAACGTTTGCGGAATGTGATGTATTGACGGACATTGAAGCAGTCGGAAAGTGGAATACCACAAGTGCCACAAATATGGAAAAGACTTTTTATGACTGCTTCGTTCTTGAAGACATCGATGCTCTCGGAAATTGGAGCGTGTCGAAAGTCGCAACGATGGCAAGTATGTTCTTATATTGCTACAAACTTGTAGATATTTCGCCTTTGAGTAGTTGGGACGTGTCGAAATTAATGACAGGTTCGAAACTGTTTGACGGAACGGCTATTGAAACCCTTGATGCTCTGGAGAGATGGAACACTTCAAAGCTCGTGAACGCAGATGGAATGTTTGCACAATGTTTCAAGCTGACAGACGTTTCAGCGGTTGCAAAATGGGATAAGAGCCGTCTTGGTAGCGTTGCAGAGTTCTTTAAACAATGCACGTCCCTTGTAGATATATCATCACTTGCCGAATGGGACACTTCATATTTTAGACAGATGAACGGCTTCTTCGATGGATGTATTGAGATTACCGACTATTCCCCGATATCGAATTGGGATGTCTCAAACGTACAGACTATGGAGAATATGTTCGGTGGTAGTTATACGAATAACAAGAAAATATACGGAATGAAACTCCGTAATGTAGATTTCCTTGCAAATTGGGATGTCTCATCCTGTATAAACTTCGAAAGAATGTTTTATATGCAGGAGTGGCTTTCAGATTTGTCGGGAATATCTGGTTGGGACGTTTCGAACGGTGGCGTGTTTGATTATATGTTCGGAAGAGGTTCTTCGATACGAAATATGTCAGCCTTGTCGGGTTGGGATATGTCGAACGCTTCGAACATTACTTGGATGTTCGCAGGGCTTCTTGACCATTCAGCCGGAAAAGATTGCGATTTGATAAGAGACACCAACAATGACTATTTCGATATCGATGGAAATTGGTATTCGAGATATGATTCCGCACTTGGTTATATCTCGGAGCTGACGGTTGATTGTTCAGCTCTTGAAAATTGGACGGTCAGCATCGCAAGCCCCACGAATGTCGTTCCGAATATTAACAGATTTATCAACAAGCCTTCTTGGTATTGATGAGGTGAAAAATGTCAACATATACCACAAATTATAATCTTGAAAAACCCGATGCTTCCGACAACTTTGAGGACTTTCGGGCAAATTATAATCAAAATATGGACATCATCGACCAGAACCTTGGCGGTGGCGGTGGTTCTTCAACGCTTGCAGGGTTGTCCGATGTCTCGATCACATCGGCACAGGACGGACAGGTCTTAAAGTATGATGCACAAAATAGCGAGTGGGTAAACGCTAACGAATCGGGTGGCGGTTCTTATACCGCAGGAGATGGAATCGACATCACCTCGAATGTGATAAGCGTTGACACGGCTTTCACGGAAGCAGGAACAAGGCAAAATATCAATTCTGGTGATACGCTTGCGACTATCCTTGGGAAGATAAAGAAATTCTTTACAGACTTAAAGACGGTAGCCTTCTCGGGTAGTTATAACGATTTATCAGATACACCGACTATTCCGACAGCGACAAGCGACCTTGTAAACGATTCAAACTTCGTTTCCGATGCGAGTTATGTTCACACAGACGAGAATTTCACGTCAGCGGAAAAAACAAAGTTAAGCGGAATCGAAGCAGGAGCAGAAGTCAACGTCCAGAGCGATTGGAACGAAGCAGATAATACCGCAGACGACTATATCAAGAACAAGCCGTCAATTCCTACGAATACAAGCGACCTAAACAACGACAGCGGATTTCTTACTTCTGCCGATGTGTCAACGGTTGCGATTTCGGGAGATTATGGCGATTTATTAAACAAGCCGACCATTCCGACAAAGGTTTCCGACCTAAACAACGACAGCGGATTTACTTCGGTTTCTTGGACACAAATACAAGCGACAGGAACGAAGATTGCCGAGATCAATATTGACGGCACTCCCACGGACATATACGCACCACAGGGAAGCGGTGGCGGTGGTGGATATGAAACCATCGAAGATGCAGACGGAACGGCTCTCACGCAGAGAGATACAGTACAGTTCGGTGGATATTTAAAATCTTCAGACGATAACGTGAATCAAAAGACGTTCGTTTCGGATGAACCCACGGAGATAACTTGGAGTGCTTGGCAGAACTTAACCACGGCACAAAAAGAGGGAACGAAATGGCTGATAAAAGACGTACCGAGTGCCGAGGGTAGCGTTGAAGCAGACTTGCTGAATCCGCTATGGGCAAACGCTTCTCCGACTACGAATTTTGCTTCGCAAGAGGTCAGCGTTCCGAATGTCAGCGACTATCAAATTATTAAGATATTTTTCTACGCTAACACTTCGGCAAATTATATTTATTGTGGCGATATCTATCTCGATACAAATATTTCGACAAGGCTTTTTATTGCAGGAAGGTCAGGAACAAATACCGAGATTCGCTACAGAGATGCAACTGTAAATATCTCGACAAGCAAAATCACTTTTGGTTCGGCATACAACGGGGTGCAAGGTTCGGCACAGACACAGAACGATGGATATGTTATCCCTGCTTTTGTTGTTGGAATCAAAAAGAAAATCACCGTCTCCTTCGATGCCCTTGCTGAATCCGTCAGCACGTTGGCGAGTAAGTGTATGTTGAGCGATGGGGATTCGGTTCAAAGTAGATTGGACGGTATCTTTTTTGCAGACGGAACGTATAGTTTGGTTTATAACGGAATAAATAAGGCACAGAGCAACGGTTCTTTTGTAGGTGTCCGCTTTATGCTTGGAAAGATTGTTCCGAGTGGAAAAACCGTCACGATTAATTCTTGCACGATTAATGAGTTGTATAGATATGACGGTACTTCTGTATCGGGGGCAACGGGTTCGGCTACATTTAACCCTAACAATCCAGACAGAATAGATGTCAGAGCGACAAAGGCATTAACAGCAAATGCGATGTACTATGTCGGAGCGATAGTCAATTTTACAATAAGTTAAGGAGTAATAAATGTTTTGTCTATTTGTCATTTTATGTAAATATTTCTTATAGAAAGCGAGGAATAAATCGCTCTTGTCAGTTTCGAGAGTAATACTTGTATAGAAAACTGACGTTGAGGGGGTGGCAACGAACAGACCACCCCATATATGAGGAAAGCGAGGTCATTAAATGAGTACAGAATCAAAGTTCTTCACAGTCAACCACATCACCGAGGACGTGGAAGGAAACAAGGTTATCACCCACACCGACTACACGGCAGAACAGAAGAACGATGCCGTTATCAAGTTTCACGAGTTGGCAAAGTATGCAAGGGAACTGAATACTATCGTGTACTTCCGCACGTCCATAACTAACGAGTGGAACGGTGAAGAGATGGTCGATACTGACACAAAAGAAGTCGAGATTGAGCCGATTGAGGAGATTACAGAATGAGCGGAACTTTACTTGCTTATGGGGATAAGGTTATTGGGGTTGTCGCAAAGGATAACGGAAGCGTGTCAATAACTGCTGATGGGGTTAAGACCTATTCGGCTTTATTTGATGAGTTATACGCTAACGTTGACAGAAACAAGACTACTCCGAACAGTATGCTATCTGTCGGAAATCAAATCTTATGCGTGGCAAATATGACCGCAAATGATATCAGTTTCAGCCGAGCATATACGGGTGGAAGTTATGCCGAAATAAGTAGTGCCGTTTTAAAAACATCCTCTTCTCTTTACAGAAGAATGTCTATGAACACAAGCGGAAATACTTACAACGATAATTCTTCTGTCGTGCCTTCGGCAAGTACGGTGATTACTCTTACTTATTAAAGGAGCATAAAAAATGGATAACACGATCGTGGTGGCGATACTTTCCCTTGTCGGTACTCTGGCAGGAACTTTCGGGGGCGTGATGACCTCAAACCGATTGACAGGATATCGTCTGGAGAAGCTCGAAGAACAAATGAAAAAATACAACAACTTAATCGAGAGAACGTTCAAGCTCGAAGAATCTTCCGCTTTACAGGAAGAGAAAATAAAAGTTGCAAATCACAGAATCGATGATTTGGAAAGGAGAGTTGAAAGATGAACAACAAACTGTATGACGTTTTGAAATGGGTTGCGATACTCTTACTTCCGGCACTTGCAACCTTGGTGGCTGTTATCGGGAAAATTTGGAACATCCCTGTATGCGACCCGATTTCCCAGACCATCACGGCACTCGGAGTTTTCCTTGGTGCAATCCTCGGAATCTCTTCGATACAGTATAAAAAGGACAATGAAAATGGATAAAATTCTCGGGGGCTTGTTAGCCCTCTTTTTATTGATTGCTTTTGTGTTTTTAGAAAGGAATAGCGATGAGTAAATGTCAGATTCAAGGAATAGACATATCCCGTTGGCAAGGAAATATCGAATGGACAAAGGTGCAGACCGACAATGTTAAGTTTGTCATCATCAAGGCAGGTGGCTCGGATTGCGGACGTTATAAAGACGCATATTTCGAGCAGAACTACAATTCCGCAAAGAAGCTCGGATTTAAGGTCGGGTGCTACTATTTCAACGGAAAAGGATGTACTTCCGCTTCCGCAGGTGTAGCCGATGCACAGCACTTTTTGCAGATTATCTCCGGCAAACAGTTTGACTTCCCTTGTTATTCCGACTTGGAAGCACCAACGTCAGCCACCAAGAACGGAAACACCGATGCGGTTATTGCTTTTTGCGATACCGTGAAAAATGCAGGATATAAGACGGGAATCTATGCTTCCGACATAAGCGGATTCAAAGACCGTTTGGACATTACCCGTTTGGCTAACTACGACAAATGGGTTGCAAGATACGGTAGTTCCCCGAAGTACGTCAAAGAGTATCAAGTTTGGCAGTATTCTTCCTCGGGAGCAGTCAAGGGAATAAATGGGCGTTGCGATATGGACATCGCTTACGATGATTATTCTGACACCCCGATTCCTGCCCCTTCGTACGTTTATATGGGCGTGGACTTCTCCCCTGTATTCGACCCCGAGTATTATGCTAACAAGTACGCAGACCTTGAAGGTGCTTTCGGACAAGATCCCGTTCAGCTCTGGAATCACTTCATAACCTTCGGGATGTACGAGTTTCGACAGGCTTCCGCAGAGTTCAATCCTCAAATCTACTACGACAGATACGAGGACTTGAGGAAAGCATACGGAGATTGTCGCCCCTTGTATTATTGGCATTACTGTTATTTCGGAAAAAATGAAGGTCGTTCAGCCGTTTAAGGCTTTTCGATAAGTTTTCCCCCGAACTTCCCCCGGTATGAATTGCTCATATCGGGGGTTCTTTTTTTGCGAAATTTGATCTGCTTTAAATGTCCAAAATATTACACATTTAACGGAATTTGGTCACGCAAAAAGTCACGCAACTCACGCACAACTCACGCAAAAAAACACGCATTTTGAGTCATTAAAAAACGGGCGTTTCTTTGTAAACCCTTGATTTTACTGACTTTTACGACCCTTGACGAACTTTGGCGGAAAGTATAATATGAGAACGGTTCTCATTTAAAATTCAGCATTCATGCGGCTTTCTTGAGTTTAGTCATGCAATTAGTCATGCAAACCGTTAAACAAGCAATTTGATTTCGTCGAGCTGCTTGTTTTCTTTGTCTTTTAATTCTTTCAATCTGTGGGTATAAATTTCTCTGGTGATCTTTGAATCTTCATGTCCCAGACGGGCAGAGATCGCATCATATGACATTCCTTTTGCAACTAACATCGAGCAATGCGTATGACGGAATATGTGCGGAGTGATCCTTCTTCCCAGGAGTTCTTCCGACAAATCCCCGATATGACGGTTGAATCTTCCGTACTCGAAATAATTACCATCTGCATCAGGGTAAAAAATATTCGAATCGAATCCAAAAATCTCTTTTTCTTGCTGCACGAAGTCCCTCATCTTTCGGATCACTTCTGCAAGCTCTGGCTGAACGTGGATATCTCGCCTTGATTTTATGGATTTGGGTGCCGTGATTATGTTGTTCGCTTGGTCGTAAGTTTTATCAATGCGGATTATATCGCCCCAGACATCAGATTCATTGAGTGCGATTGCTTCGGAAACTCTCATGCCGGTAAGAACAAGAAACTCCGCAAAAAGACGGTCCTGTTCTTCTGCAGCTTCAAGAATCTTTTTAACTTCCCAAGGCTCCAAATATTTGTCCTGGATACGTTCTTTTTGTGGCTGATCCGGAAGACTGAAGAGCTTGTCGGCTACTTCTGGAGATTTAACAAAATCGTTTCTGTACGCCCATTTCCAAAAAGTTTTCAAGGTTTCCTGATAGTCATTGATCGTTCTGTTGCTTTTTCCTGATTCCGACAATTTCATGCGAATATAACCTGCAGTTATATTGTCCATATAACCGTCTCCGATGATCTTTTTTAATTGTCGGAAGTGGCAGGTGATCCTTGTATGAGTCGATGGCTTCCATACCGGTGCAAATTCTTTTAAATAAGTGTCGATTACATTAAAAAACAAGTAATTGGTCTCGGAGAGCTTCTTGATCTTTGCCTGCAACTTCCTGTGAGCTTCTTGTTGGGCTTTTATTCCGTTGCCCGAACATTTTACCGACACAATCTTTGTAAGCCCTGTACGAGCGTCCTGGACCCTTTCACACATAAAATTGCGATTGTTTAACCATGCCATTTAATCACCCCCTATTCCGAGAAGGAGCCTGACGTTTTGTTGTGTAGTCTCGTTTGCATTGTGGTAAGCGTCGAGAAGAGCCTGATCCGCACTTTTCACTTCCGGGATTCCGCAAATGTCGCCAAGAGAAACTCCGAGAGCCTTTGCAATCTTTGGAAGTTGGTTTGCATCAGGAACACCGGATCCAGTTTCCCATGAAGAAATAACCGTTTGATTTTTGCCAAGTATGTTCGCAAGTTCTTGTTGAGACATTTTCAGCTCTTTCCGATACTCACGGAGCCTTGCAGCAAGCCTTTCTCTTTCAAGTTCTACGGATTTTAATTCAAGTTCAATTGATTTTTTCTTTTCTTCAACATCGTTCAAGAGTTTGTCAATTTCTTCTTTTTTCATGGCAAAATCCCCCTTTCCCCTTGAATATAGCACAATAAAACTAAATTATCAAATTTTAACAAAAAAATGTTGACATTTTACAAGCAGGGAATTATTATAGTGCTTGTGGTTAGCAATATCTTGCTAAGCACATCGAAAATTAGCGAAAATTTGTTAGAAAGGAGAGTAATAGCAAAAATGGCAGTCGAAAGAAAATTGAGTGAGTACATCAAGGGAAACGGAATCAAGATCACCTTCATTTCCGAAAGGACAGGAATTGATTACCAGATTCTCTGCAGATGCCTCAACGAAAAGCAGCCTTTGAAGGCGGACGAGTTCCTGGCTGTGTGCAAGGTCTTGGAAGTAGATCCTAAAGACTTCCTGAATGAGTAGGTACCTTTCGCCCCGTCTAATTCAAGAGATCTACGACGTAAAGAAAACAACGGCTCACAGGCTCTTGAAAGAGTTCCGAGAGAGTGGCGGAACAATATACAAGATCGGGCGATTGACCAGAGTGTATGACGAAGAATTTGACCAATTTATGAGGAAAAACAATGAATCGAGTAATTAAAGAATTGCTTTTGCTGGGAATTGGAACGGTTTTCGGAGTGGTTATTCACGGAAGTATAACGGCTTGGACCTATGAAGAACCGGAGCCAATAGTCATCACGGAATATCAAGTGATCGAGGCAGAACCAGAGATCAGGACCGAGACAATTTACATTCCGTATGTTCCAGAAAATCACCTGGATCTCACCGTTGAAGAATGTGCCTTGCTGGAGCAGATAGCCTTTGCAGAGGCAAGGGGTGAAGGAACGATGGGGATGGCTCTGGTGATGAATGTGGTTGTGAACAGATCCGAGAAGACCGGGAAGAGCATCAAAGAGGTCATATATTCCCCGGGGCAGTTCTACACGCAAGGCATGACCTCGAATGTGTCAGAAGATTGTCATAAAGCCCTGGATCTCGTGATTGATGGTTTGGACGAAAGCCAAGGTGCCTTGTTTTTCAACAAATACGGCTATCGAAACGGAAAAGAAGCTCTTTTTCAGTACGGAGCCCATTATTTCAGCAAATAAGAAAGGAGTTTTTGAATGAGACAGTTTATATTCCTTTGCGACAGATGCAAGAAGGTCATCGAGAAGGATGCGTACCGTTTGTATGTCGGAATCGTAGATCCAGAGACCAACGACTCTCCTGAATGCTACGAACTGAACAAAACAGGTGATGCGGTTTTCTGCATGGATTGCTTGACCAAGATTGACAACATCGTTGCTTTAGCTATGCAGGGAGAAACTCCGAAGAAGGAGATCAAGAAGAAGGTTGAAAAGAAGCAGATCGTTGACGGAGCGAAACTTCAGGCGATGCGAGATTCTGGAATGACCCTTCAGGAGATAGCGGAAAAAGTTGGATGTTGCCAGCAGACAGTTTTGAACAGGCTTAACGCTATGAAGAAGAAATGATCCCAAAAGACTATCAATGCGACGGACAACTGAATATCTGGGACTACGCTTCAAGCGTGAAAGAGAATCCAAAGCCGTATGAATACGAGTTCAACAGGTCGGTCGGGCAAAAAGTCAAAGTTTGGTTGGATGATGAGGTGTTTATCGGAAAAATCACGGACTTCGACCATTATTACACCTTTTGCGAAGTGAACGGAGAAGAGCTTGTCCTGACAAATAAGGACATTGCACCGCTTGAAGAACTTCCGAGCCTGATTGAAGTGGTCGAGCTTGTATCAAGAAAATTCGGTTTAGAGTTCACGGAGCACAAAGTCGACTATCTGGGACCTAATTCCATTAATAACACGGTTTATCGGCACACATTCAACAAACATTCCGTGCTTGAAATAGACGAAAGTAATTACCTGGGAGAAGATCGGCGACATATCGGAGTTGATTGGGAAGGAAAAAACCAGATGACAGGATGTCCGTGCGACACCATTGAAGAAGTTATTAAGGCGGTCCAAAGAGTAATCGAAAGGAGCGAACGACAAAGCAATGTTTCCAAACGACGTAATCGGTGAACAAATTGAAATCATGCTGATGGAAAAGGACGGAAATTTGGACGTTCACCCTGGTTGGTACGGGCATTACATTCCGGTTGAGATCATCGCAGATTATCCGAATTTTTATCTCTGCAATGTCCTTCCGCATGTAAACCCGATAAACCAGAGAAATGGTTTTAAGAAATTAAGCACTCCGTATCGAATGACCCTCAACAAGTGGGACATCGGACGGAAATGGAAAGTTAGGGGGTTAATTGACAATGGCTGACAGATTTGATGTGAGACTTCCGTTCATTCACTTGAAGAGCGAAGATGTGCAGTTTGTTGCAGCAAAGGACTTTGACAAGCCAAATGCGTGGCAACCGTTAGACCAGGAAGTGTTCCTGAACACATCCCACGTTGTAAGGATTGACTGTTTTGACGACACCAAGGTCAAGCACATCTACATGGACAACGGAGATTTCTACCGTATCAAAGGTGATTTCACAACTAAATGCTTATGAAAGGAGACAGGAAATGGCGACATTATTCGAAATCACGAATGAATTTCAAAGGTTCTACGACATGATGACCGACGAGGACATCACAGATCAGGCTTTCATCGACACGCTTGAATCGCTCACGGAAGAGCTTGCGGTTAAGGCTTCCGGCTACGCAAACGTGATCAAACAGGTCGAAATGGAAGCAAAACAGGCGAAGGCTCTCGAGCTGGAGTTCAAGCACAAAAAAGAGGTCCGTGAAAACAGGATCAAGGCGATGAAGGAAGCCATCAAAGGCGCAATGCAAATTGCCAATGTGGACGAGCTCGATGCAGGCAAGTTCAAGATCAAGCTGAAAGGCAACGGCGGACTTGAACCGCTGAAGATCACAGGCGAGGTTCCTGACAACTTCAAGAGGATCATCTACGAGAACGACAACGAGCTGATCCGCAAGGCGCTCGAGGAAGGCAAAGAACTTGATTTCGCCCATTTAGAGCCAAGAGGAAAACACGTTGAGATTAAGTAAATGAAAGGGGGTTTGAACATGGCAGTTCCAATTTTGGTTTATGGCAAGAGCGGTTCCGGGAAGAGCCGTAGCCTAAAGTTCTTCAAAGAAGACGAAATTCTTCTGGTCAACGTGGAAGGGAAAGAACTTCCTTTCCGATCTAAATTCAAATACGTCTGCAGGACAGATTCAATCAATACGATCATCGAGCAGCTGAACAAAATGCCCTGCAAAATCTGTGTAATCGATGATGCCGGTTATCTAATGACACATCGATTCATGAACAATCACAGAGCAAAGAAGGGAAACGCATCCTTCGAAATGTATGACGAGATAGCAGACACGATGTATTTTCTCGTCCAGCGTATCAAAAATGAGGTTCCTGCGGATATCACGGTTTATATCATTCTCCACGAAGATACTTCCGACACAGGAGAAACGAAGCTCCGCACGATTGGAAAGCTCATAGACAACAAGGTTTGCCTTGAAGGGATGGTCACGATTTGTCTTCGTTGCATGTCAGATCACGGAAAACACTTCTTCAGGACACAAACAGACGGCTACGACATTACCAAGGCACCCGAGGATCTATTTTCCGAGAGTGAGACCGAGATTGACAATAATTTGAAGTTTGTTGACGACAAGATCCGTGAGTTTTACGGAATCAACGCAAAGAAAGGGGGCAAATGATATGGATAAACAATGTCCTGAAATGATAACGATCAAAGAAGCCTCGGAAAGAAGCGGCATTCCGTATTGCAGGATCAAGAGGTTATGTGAGACCAAACAAATTGTTTTCGTGATGTCTGGAAGAAAAACTTTGGTTAATTGGGATAAATTCATAATTTTTCTTAACGAGAATAACAAAGCCAAAATGCAAAAAAAATCGGCAAGGTCCGTATTTAATGAGAATATTTGCGAAAACGGCTATAAACCTCAAATCGATGTTGCAACAACCAGAAGAATTGTTGATTTCTGCAAAAAAGCAAAAGTTCAAAAGAGCAAGCAAGCCTTTGTCATAGAACTCATAAATTCACAACTCGATTATTTAGAAGACCATTTCTATGAATCGTTAACCAAGGAACAATTAATTCAGCTTTTAAAAGAAAAGGAGACAAAAAATGAAAGCATTTAACGGTTTTGAGCAGGCAGCAGAAGCTGCAAAGCACACAGGAAGTGAGAGGCTTCCTGTCGGATCTTACGTTTGTGAGATCAAGAATGTGAAGTACGAGAACGGAGAGAACGGCTATTCCGACCACATCGACATCCTGTTTGACATCATCGAGGGAGACCAGAAGGACTTCTTCCGTAAGCAGTACGACGCAAACACTTCCGAGGATAAGAAGTGGAAGGGAAGGAAGAGCATATATGTTCCCAAGGACGACGGCTCCGAAAAGGACGGCTGGACTAAGAACGCTTTTGCGAAGTGGGTGAACGGCTTCGAGGATTCAAACAAGGGCTACAAGTGGGATTGGCACGAAGAGAAGTGGAAGGGTCTCAAGATCGGCATTGTTTTCGGCGAGACCGGTACCGTCCTGGATGACGGAAAAGAGATCGTCTACACCGAGCCGAGATTTGCCTGCTCCGTTGATGCCGTTCGTTCTGGCAACGCACCCAAGGCGAAGTTTATTGCAAAGAATGGCTACACCGGAAACGGATCTCATACCACCTCTTCCACCTCTTCAGCTGATGATTTTACCAAGGTTTCGACTGACGAGGAGATCCCTTTCAGCTAATGGACAATTTCGAGATTCAGGAATGTCTTGATAGTTTTCGAATTTTGGTTGATACGGCGGAGCAGCCGACAAGTGAATACACGAGGCGTTGTGATTCGTTTGGCTGCCCCTACGTTCGCCAGAATTTAGACTACGGAGATTATACATACGATTTTATGCTTCCGAACGGAAAGTGGCTTCATGAGGACGTGGGAGCCGTTCAGGGCGATTCCGTCATAGAACGCAAAATGTCCCTTCGTGAATTATCCGGGAACCTTTGTCAGAATTGGGATCGCTTTTGCCGAGAATTTGACCGAGCCAAAGAACACGGAGCTTCCGTTTACTTACTCGTTGAAGACGCTTCCTGGGTGAAAATTTTCACCGGTAAATATGGAACCAAGTTCAATAGCAAGGCGTATCTTCACAGGTTGTTGAAACTTATCGGAACATATCAAATCAAGCCGATCTTCGTTCCCAAGGATCTATCAGGACAAATGATTTACGAGATTTTGTACCGTGAAGCAAAAAGAAGGTTGGAGTTGGGAGAGTATGGCTAACAAAGGAACTTACATTTATTTGGATCGAGGGATTCTCGATCATTGGACTTATAGAGATAAGCCCTTCAACAAGAGCATGGCGTGGATTGACCTTCTGCTTATTGCAGATCACACGACACACGTTTCGATCTGGCGAGGGAAACCGACAGTATTTAAGCGTGGGGATGTGAATTTAAGCATAACGGAACTTGCTAAAAGGTGGGGCTGGTCCAGAGATCGTGCGAGGCGTTTCATTTCTACCTTGGAACAAGACGGCATGGTGCGCACAGAACGCACATCAAACCGCACAGTCATAACCCTCATAAAATATGAGGATTTTCAGAATCGCCGCACACCTAACAAGACAGCAAGTAAGACATCAAAATGCACACCAGTCAATACACCGGTCAATACACACCTAATAAATAATAAAGAAATGCAAAAGGAAATAAAAGAAAAAGGAGCCGATTCGCTTCTTGACGAAGCTCCGGCTCCAGAAGAAGACGATGACGAGAATTATGTTCAGGACCCGAGCACGATGTGGTGTACCGATGAAGAATGGGAAGCAGGGGAAGTAATTTCATGAGTTTTTACGAGTTTAAAGAAGAAGATGCGTTTTCGTTCTCGCAAAGCCATGGTCCAGCAATTAGGATCGGCAACCAACTCGTGTTCACTCGCTGTCCATATTGTGAAGGCGGAAGACATAGGGACAAGAAGACCTTTGCAATAGATCTTAAGACCGGACAATTCAACTGCAAGAGATCCGGGTGCTCTGCAAAGGGAAACATGATAACCCTTGCCAGAGACTTTGAAGATTTTGACATCGGAACGGAGCCTTCCAGGTATTACAACATCAAGGACTACAATACACAGTTCCGTCATTTTAGGGATGCACACAGGATCACCAAATCCAAGGATGAAGCGGTTGAGTATTTAAAGACCAGAGGGATTTCTGAAAAGGTTTGCCGAGATTATGAGATTACCGTTGCGGATGACAACAAAAAGAAGCTCATTTTTCCGTTCAAGACGGAAGACGGAGAGCTGAAGTTCATCAAGTACCGGAATATAGATCCAGAAGCCAAAGGTTCAAAGGAGTGGTGCGAAAAGAAATGTATGCCGATCCTGTTCGGAATGAATCATTGTGAAAGTTTCGTGCGGTTGGTCATCACGGAAGGGCAGATTGATTCGTTATCGCTGACGGAAGCAGGCGTACAGAATGCCGTATCGGTTCCAACAGGCAAAAACGGGTTTACATGGGTTCCGCATTGCTGGGATTGGGTGAACAGATTTCAAGTCATTGTGGTTTTTGGGGATAACGAGAACGGTGAGATCACTTTGGCAAGGGAACTGTCAGTCAGATTCAAGAGTAAGGTTAAGGTCGTTCGACCTGAAGATTATCAAGGCTGCAAGGATGCAAACGAGATTCTGCAGAAGTACGGAAAAGAAGCACTTGTCAAAGCGGTTGAAAATGCACAGTTTCCGACACCTTCAAGAATCAAGGAAATGGCAGAAGTTGAATCTATAGACATTGAATCGCAACCGTCCATCAATTCAGGGAGCCCAGAGCTCAACAAAGTGCTTTCGGGTGGGTTTCATTACGGAGATTTGGTCATTTTAACGGGTAAGCGTGGAGAAGGTAAGTCAACCATGGCTTCACAGTTTGTGGTCGATGCGTTGGATCACGGAAATAACTGCTTGATCTATTCCGGGGAAATGAAAGATTACGCCGTCAAGAACTGGCTTGACCGACAGGTTATCGGAAAAGGCGACAAGTTCACCTATACCCACGAGCGAGACGAATGCCAGGAGTGGTACAAAGGACGATTGTTTATCTATGACGACACGGATGTTGACGAAGAAGACACCGCCAAGCTGCTTGACACAGTTGAATCGGCAATACTGCAAAAGAACATCCGATTTGTCCTGATTGACAATTTGATGACCGCTATGGAAGACACAGCAGGCACAAATGAAGCTCTTTACCGTCAGCAAAGCAATTTCTGCGGAAAACTTGCCAAGATAGCCCGAAAATTTGATGTCGTGGTAATGCTGATCTGCCATCCCAGGAAATCCACAGGGCAATATCTGGATAATGACGATGTTTCAGGAACTGCTGATATCACCAACAAAGCAAACGTCGTTCTGACTTATGCGAGATCGATTGTGGACGGAAACGAACCAGATCCGGCAGTCCGAATATTATCAATCACAAAAAACAGGTTAACCGGTAAAACGGGAAATGTAAGAATGTACTACTTCGAGGACAGCAAGAGGGTTGTTGAAGAACGGACCAAGGACATAAAAAAGGTTTACTTGAAAAAGGTTAAACCAAGCGAAGACGAAGACGAAGAAATTCCATTTTGAGAGTTTTTTGAAAGGAGAAATCAATGGGCAGAGATGATATATACAGAATGCTCCATAAATTGAGAGCTTGTACCGTTAGACAGACAGAGAAGGAATGCTCCGGCAACTGCAAAGAGTGCATGTACGCCGTTAAGAGCGAAGACGTGATCAAAATGTGCGACACGCTGATCCTGATGTATCGCCCCAAGAAGCAGAAGAAGGTTTTCCGCTTCTGGAAGAAGAAAGGAGCGAAGAAATGAGCATATTTGCAGAATACAAGCACGGACAAGTTGATTATGACGAGTTCATATCAGTTTGCAGATGGGAAGATGCAAAGGACAGATATTACATGGAGCATCGATTTGATGAGAAACCCACGGAAGAAGACGAGGAAGGAGACGAGGAAGATGAACAAGATTGATTTTTCACCCAAGGATGCCAAATTAATCAAGCCCGAAGTCGATGAGACAGGCTGGTCCGACATGGTTGTGATCTTCACGGACAAGGGCGATTGCGAAACGGCTGCATACAACGCCAAAACGGGTCTCTGGTATGACTCCACAGATCCGACAGGTTTCAACAATGTGGATAAGTGGTCTCCATTCATCATGCCCGATGATTTCGAACCGGACCCGAACATTTACTACGGGGGGATAGAGTTATGATGAGAGTTTATCTTTCGGGACCTATGACAAGTGATCCTGAATACATGAGCAAGTTCACGGAAGCAGATCAGTTTCTACGGAATCAGGGATATCATGTGGCGAATCCTGCGGAATTATACAGAAGTTTGCCCGACGACATCACCTATGAAGAGTTATTGAGACTTGATTTGCAGATTCTTGAAATGTGCGACACGTTGGTTCAGCTTCCTGGATGGGAAAAATCCTGCGGAGCGAATAGGGAGTATGGATATGCTCTGGCAATGGACAAGCTGATTGTTCCATATAGCGTGATGAAACTCAAGGAAGGGGGCAAATAATGACAAGAGAAGAAGAACTTCTGGATCTAATTGACAGAGCGAATGAGCTGATTTCTATGCAGGACAGGATCATCAATCACCAGGAAGAGACCATCAAGAAGCTCCAAAGCATTGTGAAGGCTCATGAATGCCTTAAGCAGAAGCAGGACGACATCATCATGCTTCTTGAGTTGAGAATTGAAGAGCTGATTGGGGAGAGTGAGATATGAAATATATCATCATGTGTGGCGGAGATTACCACGTTAAAACCCCGAGGCAGCTTCTCAAGATCAAGGGAGAACCGATAGTCGCAAGGACGATTCGGCTTCTCCAGGAAAGTGGGATCGAGGACATAGCGATCAGTTCCAATGATGAGAGGTTTGAGAAGTTCGGAATGCCTTGCTTACGGAATGGTTTGAACACCTTCGGAAATGGCGGTCATTGGGTAGATGGTTTTTACCCTTCAAAAGAGCCTGTCTGCTATATCTTCGGCGATGTGGTTTTTTCTCCTGAAGCGTTGAAAACGATAATCGGCGTTAAAACGAAGAATATCGAGTTTTTCGCATCTTCACCGCCATTTTCGGCAAATTATGTCAAAAGTTGGGCTGAACCTTTCGCTTTCAAGGTGGTTGCAACGGACTTTTTCAGGATGTGCGTTGATACGACACGGAAATTGGCGGAAGAAAAGAGGTTTAACCGGGAACCGATCTCCTGGGAGTTGTGGCAGGTCATAAAATGCACCCAACTGAATCGAATCGACTATTCCAATTACTTTGTGATCAACGATTGGACCTGTGATGTTGATAAACCCGAAGACTTGAAGAAAATCGAAGAGGTGATGCCATGAAAACCCTATTATCAATAATCATCCCATATTACAACACCAAGGAATACACAGACGAGCTTTTAAGCGTTCTGGAGAAGCAAATAAACTGTGAAGTTGAAATTCTCGTTGTTGATGACGGATCTGATGTGCCTTATTCCACGGAATACACTTTTGTGGCTGTTAAAAGGATGACCCACAGGGGACAGGCTGCAGCAAGAAACACCGGAATTGAATGCACCTTTGGAAAATACATCCAATTCATCGATTCGGACGATATGGTTTCGGATAATTTCATCGAGAAACTGTTTGAAAAGATACCCGAGGACAGAGACATCATCGAATATTCGTGGAGATCACTAAACACGAACGGAGCATTGTTTAATTACAAGGTATCAAAGGACGGAGACAGACTGAAAAATCCTTCGGCTTGTACCAGATGCTTCAAACGGTCATATATCGGGAATATTCGCTTTAACGAACAAAAAGACGCTTGCGAAGACGAAGATTTTACAAGAAAATTAGGTATTTTTAGCTCTTCACTAACAATTTCTGTTATTCCTGACTATTTGTACTTCTATCGGACCGATGTTGAAGGCTCCAACGTGAAGCGGTACAAAAACGGGCTCTGCAAAACAAAAAGGATCGTTTATTACTACAACCACATCACAGAAGACCGTCAGGACATTCTCGAACAGATCCGGGACGATGACAGGCAAAACGAAGTGATCCTTTTGACCTACCAGAACGACATCCCGGAGCTTGAACGCTGGTGTCAAATCATGAAACCTTGCCACATATGGACCCATTACCTGAAAGGCGAAGAATATAGGGGCTGTTCGATTGTTCCGGTACCCGAACAATACGAGATCGTTTTATTCATTGGTTATTTGCATGTGATCGGGGGGATTGAATCGTTCATTTATCACTTTGCGGACCTATACGAAAAGGCGACTCTAATAGTCAACTCGATCCACGTTGAACAAAGGGAGCGAATTGGAAAAAAGATCCAAATTGTCAATTATGACCCTAACAGCATTTATTTTTGCGACACATTGATCCTTTTACGGATTTTGGATTCAATGCCCGGAAATATTCGAGCAAAACAGACCGTCAGGATGTGTCATGGCTGCAGAACGAATCCGAATTGGCATATACCACAAGACTCTGACTTCGTGGTCAATGTGTCGGAAGCAAGCAAAAAATCATTCGATAAGGAGTCAAAAGATGCCATGGTTATTCATAACCCGATTACAAAGACAGACAAAAAAGCCCTGATCCTGATATCCGCAACTCGTATTCCTGCGAATGACAAGGGAAACAACGAACAACGCATGAGAATACTTGCGGAACGTCTTAACGAAGCCGAGATACCGTTTATCTGGTTTAATTTCTCGGACGGACAGATAAATGATGCACCCAGGGGGATGGTCAATGTTGGGCTTGAAATGGACATCCAGCCATACATTGCAAGAGCTGACTATCTTGTGCAGTTGTCAGATTCGGAAGCGTGGTCATATTCCATTCTCGAAGCGTTGGTGAACGGAACTCCGGTTCTCGTCTGTCCCTTCCCTTCAGCCGCTGAAATGGGTATTGAAGACGGAGTGAATGGATATATCATCCCGTTTGACATGGGTTTTGATGTTCACAAGCTACTTGAAGTCCCTGTGTTTGAGTACAAATACGACAACAAAGCAATCAAAAAGCAATGGGACAAGATACTGAACCACAAGATCAAGCCCAAGAAAAAGAAGGGAATCAAGGTTCGCATACTGATGACATATAATGACATGGTACTCAAAAGACAGGTGCAGGCAGGGGAGATCATCACGGTGTCGGAAGTGAGGGCAAAGGCAATTATTGATGCCGGAATAGGAGAGAAGAAAACATGACAAGGACTGAACTTGAACGAATATATTACTTGAAAAAAGAACTTGTGATGTGGCAGGAGAGACTTGCAGAGCTTCAGGCAGACATTGCTCTGGGGACAAAGGTTCTTGACGGAATGCCGAGATCAGCAACCAACGGGATCAATAAGCCCACGGAAGACAAAGCGGTCAAGTTGCAAGAAGTTTCGAAGATCGTTGAGGGTAAGATCGGAGAGATTCAATATGCCGTGGGAGAGGTTGAAAAGTTCATCTTGACCATAGAGGACCCACTAATGCGACTCATTATCGAGTATAGATGCTGCATGCTTTATACCTGGGAGAACGTGGCGGATATTGTGGGCGGAAATAATACCGCCGAGTCGGTTCGGCAATTATACCACCGGTTCGTCAAAGACTTACCCAAATGACTTATCTTGTATCGCCTGTCACACAAATCACAGTATATAGTGGTAATATGATAGTGGACATACTGTCAAGTTCAAAAAACCCTCAACAGCGAAAGGGAGACTGCGAAATAACCGTGGTCTCCTTTTTGCATGGGAGAAACTATGGCAAATACCAAAAGCAAAGTAAACCCACGCTGGAAATCAGGACGGAGACGTAAGTATCGGGCTCGGTTTAAAGCCATGGGGCTTCCTTGCCATCTGTGTCAGGGAAGGCTCGGACCAATTCATTACGACGAACCAAGCGATGCGCACCATCCTTTGTCCTTTGTGATCGATGAAATAATTCCAATCTCTCGCTACAAAGAAGGCGGTTATGATTCACCCGAGGGGGCAGCAGAGGATTGGAACAATCTCGCTCCTGCTCATTACGTTTGTAATCAACGGAAGGGGAATCGCCTTCCGACCGACCGGGTGCGAGCAGAGAAAAAAATGCTCATTCCTGACGGCAAGTGGTAGGGGTGGCGAGGGAACCCGGTCCCCTGCCCTGATCGCCCA